GTCAGCGGAGCACATGATTACGTTGCCCTTTCCTCTACGAGTTCTTTGAGCAATCTGGTTCGCATCTCTTTCGATTTGGAACAGAAGACCTTTGAACTTCTCAACACTCCAACGTCCGTTGGAATCGATGTCGAGATCAAACTCACCAGCAGTTGCAACGTTTTGTGTTGCGCCTTGCTCAGCGGTTTTGTAGATTGTTCTGATGACTTCACGGTTGATCTCAGCAAGAATCTCAGAAGAGAGAATATTTGCGAGTTCCGCTTCAGCGTTCAGACCGTGGATCGCCTTGAGGTCTTGTGCGAGTTCTAAAGAATACTCAGCTTTCAGAGCTCTGGACTTGGCGGTTACGGTGACTTTCTCGATCGAGAATGCCATCTGGTTGAAGTGGTCGCTACCTGTGCCGAGGTTCTCAGCATCATCGGTACGCATACCCTGACCAACGCTATAGTTGGATTCGGTTGCAGAACCAGTTGGGTTCAGTACACTTGGGTTTCCACCTGCTTGTGCAGTTGTACCCATACCAACGGAAGTACCAGTGTTGCCGTTAGTAAGATCGAACTCGGAAGACTGACCAGAGAATCCGGTGTCTACTTCGTCGAAGAAGCTCTCTTTACCGTTCTGAGTCTCGTAGCGTGAACGCATCGCGAAGATGAGTCCAGTAGGACCGTTCATTGGTTGTACGCCACCCAGGTAATAAGCGACCAGGTTAGGCATAGAACGACGGATCAAGGAGATCAGTACTGGGTCGAAACCAGCAACTGTTTGACCGCCTGAGGAGGTATACCCACCATCGCCAACTGCGTTAACAGGTGCTTCGGATAGGAAAGAACCAGAATCACTGAATGATTGCTGTTCTCTAAGGAATTTTTCTTGGTTTTCGAGCAGGACTGCGGTAACAGCTCTCTTGTGAGAATCTTGGATTGAATCAAGTCCCTCGTGATTGAGGAGAGGTGCCCACTTTTCCTGCAACTGTTCTGATTGGAACATTTGCTTTAAAGGGTGATGTTTACGTTTGAGTTAATATTAAATTCAGTTTTTGTTAGCAATAACTGAAAGTGTCTTAAGGTATGCAGCCATGGAATTTGAGTAGGACTCAGTTCCACTTTCTACACCCTCAGAGAGTGATTCAGTTTTTGCTGCTTTTGGAGTTTTTGCTGAGAAGTATGACTCCTTCAGGGTCTCCAATTTTTCACGATATTGTTCTTCACTTTCAAACTCAACACTTTCGGAAAGTGTGGCGAGTTTCTCTTTCTGTGTCTGTGCTAGACCTTCAGAGACTTGAGCTACGATTCCATCCGCAACCGACTCGGAAAGACGGGAGTTTAGGGAAACATTTTTCTCAATTTGCTCGTTGAGTTTTGTCTCCATGTCATCAAGTTTTTCTACCATGCTCTCTAATACATCATATTTTTCTTCAGGGATAGTTACATAATGTGTTTCAAAAAGATCCTTCATGCCTGAGATGAAACTCTCAGTCATTTCGGTCTTGAGTGCTGCTTCGATAGCGAGTTGGTTCTCATTGAACCACTCTTCAGCAACATACTCAAGATAAGAATCAACTCTAGTGGTTAATTCTTCTTTAGTTTCTGTAATTGCTTCTGAGAGTTCAGAAACAAATTTTGTTTCGTATTGTGCTTCTAGACTTTCTTTGATTGCTGCAACTTTAGAGTTGATTGCTGTTTCAAAGATTGTACGAGCTTTTTCTTGGAATTCTTCGGAGAGTTCTTCGCCATTGAGAAGTGCAGTTACATCTTCTTCGATGTCGTATTCTGCAACAACTTCTGCCTCCGCAACTTCTGTAGTTTCTTCTTCAGATACTACTTCTTCCTCAGTTGCTTCTTCTTCTGCGACAATTTCGCCTTCGACTTCTTCTTCTTCCTTAACGCCAGCAGGCATAGGATCTGCCTTAGCAGCACCTTTGTTTACTACGTTTCTAACTTGAGCAAGCGTTGCGCCAGGCTCTTTTAACTTTGCGGAATCGTCATCAGGTTTATAATTCTCGGGGGTAGGACCTCCGAGATCTTCTACTGATGCAGATGGACCGGGATTAGATAGCGTTGGCATCGGATCCGCTGCAGCAGCATTCGCATTTACAGCAGTTTTGGATTGTGTAGTGCCCGCTTCCATTTCCTGTAAATTGTTGTCACTAGACATTTGAGACTCTCCGTTTATCTTTTAATTTAGATTAACTATATTTATTTATATTTTTAAAGATTTGATATAAACTGATCAAACAGTTCAATCTTACGCTCTTGTAGGCGTCTCTGGCGAGATGCTATTTCAATCTCAGCTCTCAGATCCTGCGCCATTTTTTCGCGAAGAATACCACCTTCCCATACCCATTCTTTACCTTCCATAATACCTTCTACAAAAGCATCAGGAGCAGAAGGATCAGCAACAATGTCGGCAGCAGTTGCAAGCATAAAGTCTCCACCAACCACGTTGATACCTTCTTGCCTAGAGATTGATCCGATTCCACGGGAAGAAACTCCTAGTTTTACACCATCATTGAGAAGAGCCTCAGCGATTTTTCCCATAGGGGTAGAAAGAATCTTTGCTTTACCAATAAAATTAGATCCATTCTCTTTGAGGGATACAATTTTATGAGAAACTCGATCGAGATTTACGGTTGGACCGTCTGGGTGTCCTAGTTCTCCAAGTGCTCTACCAGAAGAAACATTCTCCTTGATATAACGACCAACCTCTTTACGAAGAGTCTCCATAGGATACATACGACCATTACGGTTTTTGATGTTTCCTTGAAGGAAAACTCCTTCGATGTAAAGAGACTTTTTAGACCCTTTACCTTCTACGAGGACTTTTACTTCTTCGATTTCTTCTCTGATTAGTTTCATTTGATTAGCCAGTAAATCCTACTTTAAAACCTTTAACTGTTGCAGCAGATGCTGAAATAATATCTTGAGGACCTTTCTCAAAAAATTCAACTCTATCGTCTGGTAGAGTTACAGTAGCAGTACTTGCATAACCAGCAGTTGTACTTTTTGCAATACTAACTGTCGCATCAGCTCCAGAAAGATTGATTACTCTAACAACGGTTGCATTACTAAGAGTAGTTGCACTATTAAGAGCAACCTCAACGCCAGATCCATTTAATAATGTTCTATACATGAACTTAAAAGTGTCTTATAAGAGTTATTTATTCATTCTCCACTTTCTTCTTCTGAAGAAATTTCATCTTCTTTAGAATCTACATAAGAATTTGCCACAACAGGTTTAAATGCATCAACTTTTTCTGCGCTCTTAGCGAAAAGAAGATCTTTGATAGCATCTGTAATCTGTGAGGGGGACTCATCACTCACAATCATATCCATTAATTCATCCATGTTAATAATTCTGTACTACGATTACAATTTATTTATATTATATCTCTCCACCCTTAGGCATTTCTGGTGCCTCGGTTGAAGATCCATCTATTTCTGGTTCAACAGGAACAACCCCCATATTACCATTCGTAGAATCATCTATAGGCATTCCTGTTTCGGGATCAACCGGAGCAGTAGGATCTGGAATAAGTCCTGCCGCAATTTCTTTTTCGATAAGTTTATTCTGTTCAAGAATTTCCTCATCAGTTTGACGAAGAATTTTTCTTCTCAGATAATCCTGGGAGAAATACTTACCGACATATGGTTCTGCAGTTGCAACCATATTAAGTCTCTCAGTAAGAAGTTCAGAATCTTTCAGTTCAGAGAAGTGATTATCATATAGGAAGTCATATTGAATATGCTGCTCCATGACATCCCAATCTTCGGGAGTAACAACATTCTTCAAAAGAAGTTGAGTTTTGAGCATATCATTGAACATATTTGAGAATCTTTTTCTCAAACGTCCGACAAACTTAGTAAACTTGAGTTCATCTCTTAAGATCTCAGAAGATCTCCCCAGGTTAAATCCACCTTCTCCATCCATTCTTGAGGGTGGAACATTAAGGGATCTAAACAATTTTTTCTTAAAATATTCAATATCAGTAATTTCACCCAGGTTTTGTCCTCCGGGGAGAGTAGTAATTTCTGTTCCTCTTCCACCTTCACGTCTTGGGAGCCAGAAGTCCTCAAGCATGGACATGTGTTTTTTCTCATCCTTTATTTCCCCTGTTGAGGCATCATATACAAGTTTATTTCTATAGCGAGACATAACATCACG